TTCGAGCAGGTCCAGTTCTTCGAGAACCTGATTGTCGACAAGGAGCATCCGCACCGGTCGCGATATCAGTGCGAGAACTGCACCCATGAGATCTCGGAGACCGAGCGCGTCGTTGCGGTTCGGGCCGGTCGCTACATTGCCACGGCTCCGGGCCCGGACCGGGAGCCGGGGTTTCATGTCGACGCCTTCATCAGTCTGATGATGAGCTATGAGGCGATCGCGGAAGACTATCTGGTGTCGCTGGGCAAAGGGGAGGCGGGGGCCAAGGACTTCTCGAACCTCTACAAGGCGCTACCTTACGCGATGCGCGGCAATGCGCCCGATCATCAACGGTTGATGGAGCGGCGCGAGGACTATCAACAGCGGGTTATCCCTGCGGAAGGCCTGCTCTTCGTGGGGGCTGCCGATGTGCAACACAAGGGCATCTATGCCGAACTGGTGGCATTTGCAGAAGACCGGCAGTCCTGGACGGTTGACTATGCCTATTTCGAAGGGGCCACGGACAATCCGCAAGCCGGTGCGTGGCTCGACCTCGATGCCTATTGGCGACGCCCGGTGCTCGATGCCTGGGGGCGTGAGCGATTTATCGACGCCTTCGCGGTGGATGCTGGCGACGGCGGCCGCACCAACCAAGTGATGGAATGGTGCCGTCGGCGGCCAAACACTTATGCGATCAAGGGGCAATCCGGTCGCGGAGTGCCGGCCATCGGTGTGCCGACCAACAAGTCGGTGACCAAGCGCGGGAAGCGCAAGAAGTACGGCTCCGCGCGAGTGTGGGCAGTTGGGACGTGGTCGCTCAAGAGCGAGTTCTACGCCAACCTGCACAAGACGGGTCAGGCCGCTGGCGAACCGTTCGACCCGCCGGGCTATTGCCACTTCGCCAAATGGCAGGGCGAGGAATACTTCAAGCAGATCACTGCGGAGTATTTTGAGCAGAAGATGAAGAACGGCCGCTACCATGAGGAATGGAAGAGGATCCGCAGCGACAACCACCTGCTCGATTGCCGCGTTTATGCAATGGCGATGGCCGAGCACCTGGGGCTGACCAGGATGACGAGGGCGGAATGGGAAGTGTTGCGCTCGCGGTTGCTGCCTTCGCCGGAGGCGGATCTGCTGTCGCCGCAGGCTCATTCGGTGCAGGCGCCCTCAAGCGCGCCGGCTCAAGAACAGAAAACGCAGGCAAGTGCCAGCGCACAGGCGACTGACCGGTCGCGCATTGACAAGTGGAAAAAGCGGACATGACAGCGAAGCCAAGGATGAGGGTCAAGGCCGGTCGCGGCGAAACCTCCGCGCCTGCGGTCCCTGTCGGTGCGCCGTCGACACCGAAGGTGCGGGCCGGCTACATGCGCGATACCCAGTCGGGTGTCCTGGCTTCACGGCCAGCATCGCTGCGCGAACACCGCGATGAGGTGCGGCGGGTCTGGACCAGGGCCGCGGGCCTCGCCATGGACCTGTTGCAGAACTCCGGCAAGCTGCGGGGAGCGGCAGACCAGATCCTTGTCGACGCCGTTGGCAACGAGTTGCAACTCAACCCGAAGCCGGATCTCTCGCGGTTTGGCTACACGCGCGAAGAGGCCATTGCCTGGGTGCGCGAGATCAAGGCCGATTGGAAAGTCTATGCCTGGAACCCGCTTGAATGCGATTTCCGGGCGAAATGGACGATCCCGCAGCAGACCGATATCGGCATGCGGCACTGGCTGGCATTCGGCGAAAGTGTCGGGGTTTGCCAGTTCATGCCAGCCTCGCAACGATTGCCGGGAACACGGACCGGAACCAAGATGCTGCTGCTTTCACCGCAGCAGCTGGTGCAGGACACCAGTGAGGTCGAGGGACTATACCAGGGTGTTATCCATGACGCCTATGGCCGCCCGATCGCCTACCGCTTCGAGGAGCGGCGAGACGGGTGGAAGCAGAAGATCGACTATCCGGCGCGTGATGCCGAGGGCCGGCAGATTGTCATGCATGCGTTTGATCCGTTCTCGAGCGATGATGTGCGCGGCCTGTCACCGCTGGCGCCGACGTTCCGCAAATTCATGATGGCCGAGAACGCGGATGACGCCACAGCGCAGCTGATGTTCCTGCAGACAATCTATTCCGCGATCCTGACCAGCGAGCGGCCGAGTGCCGAGGCATTTGAAGCCTTCGAGGCCATGGCAGGAGCTGAAGGCGGAAAAGACCTTTCCGCTGAGTTGGTCGGCTACTTCAAGGCGCAGTTCGAACGCGCCGCCGAAGCCGAAATCAGGCTCGGGCCCGGCGCTGGAATATCGCAACTGGCGCCCGGTGAATCTCTCGACTTCAAGAACATCACCGCGCCGGGGCCGCGGCATTCGGAAGTGACCGGCGCATTCAACCGAGAGACGGCGCGGGCGCTGGGCGTCAGCTACGGCGGCTATACGCTTGACTATGAGAAGGCGACCTACTCCTCGATCCAGATGGAGAATGCCTCCGTCTGGCCGCTGGCGCGCCGCCGGACCGAGCGGATCGCCGCACCGCATTACCTGGTGCCCTATGCAAGCTGGATGGACGAACGGATCGAGACGGGCCTGACCAAGTTCAAGGGCGGCATCGAGGTCTACCGCGCCAACCGGGAGGCCATCCTGTGGGCGATCTGCAACGGGCCTAGCAAACCATCGGCCGACGATCTGAAGAAAGCTAAGGCCACAAGCGAACGCATTGCCAATGGCACGGGCGATCTTGAGCGCGAGATCAGCGAGGACGGTGGCGACGCCGAAGAAGTGTTCCAGAGCCGTCTCTATTGGCACAAGCGCCACATCGATGAGGGAATGAAATCACCCTTCGAGCGCGGGTTGCCAAGCGATGCAGGCAAGGACGATGAGCCTTCCGACGCGAAGCCAACCGAGAAAGAATCCGCCTGATGTCCATGATCAAGCTTAGCGGCGTGTCAGTCGACACTTCGGATCCGTGTGCGCTCTACCAGGGTCTTTATCTGGTCAAGCTCAAACTGATCAGCGGCGAGATGACCGGGGAGTATTCGATCCAGTCTCCGGTGACTCGGGAGACGGTCATGTTCTCGCCGGCCAACCTGAAATCGCTCGACGCTGAAATGACCCGACTGCAGGCCGCATGCGAGCAGGCAACCAGCGGTCGGCGCCCGTCGCGGCGGATGCTGCTGAGATACTGAAGGATTTGTCATGAGCCTACGTTTTGCACAAGTCGCACAGCGGGTGTTCAACACGCCCCTGATGTACGATCCCAGCAAGGCGGAGGCATTCCTGCATGGTCTGGGCAGCCGGATCGCGGGCGACACTGTCGTCATCACGAATCCATCTGGCGCTGTCGATCATGTTGCAGGGTCGAATGGCCGTCCCCTGGCAGGCAAGCTTGGCGGTCGGATTGAGCGGGCCTATACCAGGCACAACGTTTTGCCATTCTCCATGGTCGACAATGTTGCGATCATCGAAGTTGAAGGCACTCTTGTTCACAAGGGCGGCTGGGTCGGCAACAATTCGGGGGAAACGTCCTATCAGGGGCTGCAGGCGCAGATCGCGATGGCGCGGAAGTCGCCGCAGGTCAAAGGTGTCGTGTTCGAATGTGACAGCTATGGCGGCGAGGTCAGCGGAGCCTTTGAAACAGCGGCTGCGATTGCACAGCTCTCTCGTGAGAAACCAACGATCTCGATCTTGACCGACTTTGCCTATTCCGCCGGCTATCTGCTGGGGGCGCAGAGCCGTCAGATCGTGATGCCACGCTTCGGCGGAGCGGGATCCATTGGCGTGATCATGATCCATGCCGACTACTCGCAGGCACTTGAACAGGAGGGCATCAGGCTCACCATCATCCGCTCGGGTGAGAAGAAAGCGGATGGCAGCCCTTATGAGCCGCTGGGTGCCGAGATCGCTCTGAAATGGCAGGCCCAGGCTGATGCCATGCGCGTTGAATTTGCCGGGGCAGTTGCCAGGGGCAGGGGCAACCGCATCACGAAAGCAAAGGCGCTCGCCACCGAAGCCGGGGTCTATGACGCCGGCGAAGCGGTCGCGATGGGTCTTGCCGATGCGATCGGTGATCCGCTGGAGGCGTTTGACGCATTCGTCGGTGAAGTGAACCGGGGATAACCCAGGAGAAAATCATGACCAGTCTTATTGCCAGCATTCGGGCCGCCGTGCGTCCCGGAGCGGTAAACCCATGCCTCGACGATGTCGAAGGCGAACCCGAGGCAACCGCCGGCGCAGCCGATGCGGTGCCGACCACACCTAAACCAACCCCCGGAGGTGACATGTCTGAGAACCAGACTGTGGCCGGCGCAGAGCCTTCTGACGCCGCAACCAACGCCGCCGTCGCAGCCGCCGCTTCCGGTGGTGCAGACGGCTTCAAGCAGGCCATGGACCGCATGAATGCGATCCTTGGCGACGACAGCATCAAGGGCGATGCCAAACGGATGTCGGCAGCCGTCGAGCTGGCAAACGCTTCGCCGGACATGGCCGCCGATGCTGTCATCAAGTTTGTTTCGGCGAATGTGTCCGCAACGGCAACTGCAGCAGAAGCTGACAAACAGCAGGACAAACCTGCTCCGTCTCCCGTTGCCTACGAGCAGCAGCGGATGGCCGCGGCCGGCCTTGCGATGCCTGGTGGCAAGCCAGCCGCTGCCCCTGGCCCGAAAATCAACCGTGACGCCATCTTCGCGGCGCGTCGCACGACCCAGAAGGGAGCATGACCATGCCCACCAGTTTCACCGAAACGCCGCGCGACCTTGCGTTCATCCTGTCGGAAGCAAGCGGCACCCGCTCACGGGACGTGCTCACCATCCTGTCCGGCGCTGGCAAGCTCGACGCCGGAACCGTGCTCGGCAAGCTAACGACCGGCGGCAAGTATGTTGCCTCACCCAATGCCGAGACGGTGGACATCGAGGGTGCGGAAACCGCAACAGCGATCCTCTGCTACGAGGTCGACGCCACCAGCGCCGATGTTGACGCCGTCTGCATCACCGGCGACGCGGAGGTCAAGGACTCCATGCTGGTGTTTGAGGCAACCGTCAACGATTCAACCAAGCGCGCCGCGAAGCTCACACAGCTTCGTGCGGTGGGCATCAAGGCACGATAAGGAGAACTTCGATGCCCGCACCAAATGTACATATTGAAGACGCCTTCAGCCTGGAAAGCCTGACGGCGGCAGTCAACGCCGTGCCGTATCGGCCCGGCCAGATCTCGGCGACCGGGATCTTCGAGGAAGACAGCGTTACCACGACGATGATCTCGATCGAGCGTCGCAACGGAAAGCTGGGCCTGATCGAGCCTTCCGAGCGCGGTGGACCTGGCGAGACGACCGATGATGAAGACCGCACCAAGGTGCCTGTCAACGTGCCGCACTACCAACGCGATGACAGCATCCTGGCCGACGAGGTCCAGAACGTGCGCGAGTTCGGCGAGGAAAGTTCGCTGGAAACCGTCATCGGCCGGGTCAACCGCAAGGCGCAGCGTCATGCGCAGGATCTGACCATGACGCTGGAACACCAGCGCGTTGGCGCCCTCAAGGGCATTGTCACGTCCAAGTCCGGCAAGACCCTGGTCAATCTCTACAATGCGTTCAGCATTGCTGTCCCGGATGCGGTTTCTCTCGAGCTCGATGTCGAAGCGACGCTTGTTACCAGCTTGTGGCAGGACGTCGTCTATTCGATCGAGGATTCCCTCGATGAACCCTATTCGGGCATCCACGTCTTTACAGGCCGCGATTTCCACAAGGCGATGTGGCTGCACAAGTCGGTGCGTGACACGTTCCTCTACAATGACGGAGCTTCTGTTCTGCGCCAGGACGTGCCGGATGTGTTCCAGTTCGGTGGAGCGACCTGGGAGCGCTACAAGACAGGCGTCAAGGCGACCGCTGATCTGGGTGCGGCCTATATCGCGGCCAATGAAGCCCGCGTGGCGGTCCTCGGCGTTCCCGATCTCTACATCACCCGGTTTGCCCCGGCGGATTACAACCAGACAGTCAACACCCCTGGCCTGCCGTTCTACAGCCAGGCGGTCGAGAAGCGGAACGGCAAGGGATACGAACTCGAAGTGCAGAGCAACCCGATTTCGATCTGCACCCGTCCCGAAGTGCTGCGCAAGCTGACGCTGACCTGATCCATCTGCCTCTTGAGGCAGACGGCATGAGAGAGGGGCCGGGTTGATGCCCGGTTCCTTTTTCCAGGCGACCGCCCGCTGCGGTCCCCCGGCAAGAGGAAAGGACCCTACCATGAGCAAGAAAATCAGCATTGCATTCCCGCAGGGCGGCATCGTGCCTGGCTCGGTGCTCGGCAAGAAGGAAGACCAGACATGCGCCGCGATGGAGCCGGTCTCTGTTCCTGAAGCCTATGGCCGGCATCTGATCGAGGACCGCTTTGCCGTCGAAATCACTGACGCCGGCAAGACGAAGAAGAAGGCGGAGGGCGGAGCAGGGAAGGGGGAAAAACCTGGCACTGCCAACCCGCCCAAGGATTCGCCGGAGATCACCGCCGCGAAGGCCGCCATCGTCGAGGCCGAGCAGCTTGTGGCCGCTTCAGGAACAGATGCCGCGGCCAAGGCTGAAGCGGAAGCCATGCTCAAAGCGGCGCAGGACAAACTGGCGCAGCTCCAGGCCTGATCATGGATCTGGAAACGGTGCGGGCAGGGCTGCCCTCGATGACACGGCAGGGTTTTGGCGAGAATGCCAATATCCTGCCAATGCGGGAGGGCAAGATGGCCGGCGCCGGGGCTGATCCGGAGCGAGAGGTGCAAGAGGATGTCCGGGGCCGTTTCGATTTTGCTCCGGAACTTGAGCAGATGGGCGGCGGCCGCTCTTCGGAAACCAACCGCGCCAACGTGATCTCGCCGCACGCGAGCGTAAGCTTCGCACTTAGCGACCTGGCTTGGGTTCCGCAGCCAGGGGACCAGGTCGAGCGGCAGACGGCAGCACCGGAGCGCTACAGGATTGACCGGATTCTGGAGCCTCTGCCCGCCGTGGTGCTTTGCGTGGTTTCGAGGATCTGATGAGTATTGTTCGCCAGCTGGTGCAGATCGCGGTGGTCGAAGCGCTGCGCGGCCGGACGGCTGCGCTCGGCAATGTGTTTGACAGCAAGATGGACACGTTGCCCGGACTCTTGAAGGGCGGGGCTGAGCCGGTTCTGGTGTTCTCGATCGAAGAGTCGGTGGAAGACGCGGACGATGCGACGGACGGTTTTCTGGGGCGAGGCGGGCGTTTGACCGGGATGATGCAGTCGGCGGTGGCATCTGGAAAGGAAGTACGGAACGGGCAGGGCACGGTGACCGTACCCGTGCTCGGAGAAACGGATTCTGCATATGAAGCGCTGCTGAACATCATCGATCGCCAGTGGCGTGCGGTTCTGCATGACCACGCCAATCCGTGGTCGATGGTGTTTCGCGATCTTGTAGTTTCCGTCGGACCCATACGCACAGTCCGCGCAACCGATCCGGAAACCGGCACAAAGCACGCATGCCGGTTTTCACAGTTCGAGATCGAGACATTGCCGGAACCTCTGCCCGGCGATCCTATTGCCGATGCAATCTCGGCAGGGTTGGCTTTGATGGCAAGTGACGGTGACGCCGCCTATGCCGCGCTGGCTGAGACATGGCAGGAGATCCTGGCATTGGGCGCGGATTGGCAGGACTGGGAGAAGCTGCAGTCCGCCCTGTTCGCTTCAAACAGCGAACTGCTCGCAGTCGGGCTCGGTCCGATCGAGGGTGATGAAGACAGAGATACGCCTGACATGACCACAGGAACTCTTGTGGTCAATGATGGCGATCCGATTGAGGTCACCGAGCCATGAAGCTGACGGACAATCTGCTCGCGATGAGCGCCGATCTTGCCATGCTCAAGAGCGCGTTCGGCAATTCGCTCAAGGTGGGGCCGATCGAGGAAGTCGACCCGATCAAAGGGTATCGCGCCAAATGGGGCGAGATAGATGGCAAACCCTATCTGTCGCCATGGATCCCACATCCGGAGAGCGGCAAGACATCAGTCCCGCTTGAAAAGGGTGATATCGTCGGTGTCATTAGCCCGTCTGGCGATCCTCGTCAGGCTGTGATGTTCCGTGCAGGGTACTCTGGCCCACGGCCGAGCCCGAATGATGACATGGCCGCCAATGTGTTTGAAGCGGCGGGAGTACGGATTGTCGTGGCAGGTGGCTTGATCAAGATCGTCGGCAATCTGCTGGTTGAAGGCAATGCCGACTTCAATGAAGGCCACTTGCAGGCTCACGGCAAGAATGTCGGCCATGACCACGGTCATGTGTCGGCGCCGCCAGGACCTCCGGGGCCCCCCGTCTAACCGATCAGGAGAGATCATGGAAAAGCACACTTATGTGGTGGCTGAGGGAATCCCGGCCATCAACGGCAAAGCCGTGCCTGCGAACCGCGAAGTACAGCTGACAGAGAGGGAGGCGCTGTTTGACCTGTCGCTCGACCGCATCACGCTCAAGCCGTCGCGGGCCATTGGCAGGAAGACCAGGCTGGAGCCCGAGCCGGCCAGCGATGCTGTGAGCGACGAGGGCTGACGCAAGTGGCAGGAATCGACCGGCGCACCGGCAAGATCATCAGCAATTATGACAGCGCTCTTAAGGCCGTCGAAGTCATTCTGTCGACGCGCATCGGCAGCCGTGTCATGCGGCGGCAGTTCGGTGGGGGTGTCGCGGAGCTCCTCGGCCGGGCTGTGACGCCGCCCTTGTTCGCGCTGTTCCTGCAGCTGGTGGCGACGGCGATCGACACCTGGGAGCCGCGTTTCCGGGTTCGCCAGGTAGTTCCACTTGGGACCGTTGAGCAGATCAGGGCTGGGCAGGTGGGCGTGCGGTTTGCTGTTGACTACCGGCCGCGAGGGCATCTCGGCGATTTCACCGTGGAACGTGTGCTGAGCTTTGGGCTGAGTTTCCGTGCCGGCGGCCTGAAGGTGGTGGCATGACAACTGTTATCGACCTGACCCGGATCGGCGCGCCGTCCGCGATCGAGGTCCTGTCCTATGAAGAGCTTCTAACAGGGTTTAAAGAGCGGTTCCAGGCTTTCTGGGAAGAGGCCAGGTTGGTTGATACCAGCTTGCCCGCCTATGACGTTTCCATGCTCGAGACGGACCCGGCCATCATCGTTGGGCAGGCGTGGTCGTGGCTTCGCCTGTTGGATCGTGGCCGGGTGAACGACGGCATCAAGGCGCTGCTTGCGGCCTTTGCCAGACGGACCGATCTCGATCAGCTGGTGGCGCGCAACGCCATTGTGCGCAAGATCGTCCAGGAGGCGACCGAAACAACCGGGGCGATCTATGAGAGCGACGAGAAGCTGCTCTATCGCTATCTCCTATCCTTCGATGGCCGGTCTGCTGGCTCTGCCGAGCGCTACATGTTCGAAGCGCACACCGCGTTGCCGATCCTGCCCATCGGCGGCCTGGCAGTAAATGGTCATCGGGTGCATGGCAGGCGTGGCGATATCGATCTGGTGGCAAGCGGCCCCGGCCGCCGGGCGCTCACCGATGAAGAGATGGCAACCCTCAGGCTCGCCTGCCTGGCCGATCATGTTGTGCCCGAGACCACCGATGCGGTCCTGCTGCCCGCCGAGATCCACGAGTACCGGGTGCGCCAGACCATCTATGTCTCCGCCGGTCCATCGCCCGCCGTTCTGGCGCAGGATGCTCAAGCGCGGGTGCGGGCTCTCACCGACAAGGCGACCCTGATCGGATCAAAGGTGATACGCGACTTCATTGCAGGCGCTGTTGCCGGCGACAGCATCATTGATGCCGTTACCCATGAGCCTGCGGCCGACATCATCGCCAATCGCTACACGGTTCCCGTCTGCACCTCGATCGAGATTGCCGTTGAGGTGCTGCCATGAGCGTGGAAACGGTGATCCCGGACAACAGCGATGTGTTCGAGCGCGCCCTTGCCGCCGCTATGTCGGACATCCTGCCGGTGCCGGTTCGGGAAAAACTCGATCCTGACACGACCAGCGAAGAATTCCTGCCCTTCCTTGCCCATGGCGAGGCGGTCAAGCTCTGGTTTGACGACTGGCCGGTCGCGCGCAAGCGCCACGTCGCAAAAGAGTGGCTCAAGTCCTACGCCTCGATCATCGGCACGCGCGCAGCCCTTGAGCCGTTCCTGGCGCTCGTCGAGGCCGATCTGATCGACCGGATCTCGAACCCGACCTACTTCGTCATCGGTGAGACGCCGATCTCGGACGGAATGCGGGTGGGGCACGGGCCGCATTATCTCACGGCCCTGGTCAAGGCGTCACCGGTGGCTGAGCCCGATCACTTCACGATCGGCGTCACTCCTGTCGATCAGCCGATCCGCGTTCATGACATCGACACCACGGCACTTGACCGCGCCAAGGCCGCCATGCGCGCCGCCAAGGCACCGGAGACCCACTACACGGTCGATTTTGGCTGGCTTCGCCCGGCCACCTTCGATGACGCTGTCCCGTTTGATGAAGCGCGCCGCTTCGATGCGCTGATTGAAAGAGAGAAGGCCTGAGATGGAACGAGTTGACTGGACAAACGCAGAGCGCGCCGATCGGGTGGACTGGAGCCGGATGAGCAAGTTCGCCCAGGAAGCGGTCGATCGCATCGCTGAGGGCGCGCTTGGCTATCCCGCCCACTGGGCGCGCTTCCTGGTGGCCGAACAGGCAGGCTTTACCATTACAGTGTCGCCGGGCGAGCACTACAATCGCGATCTCATCTATGTCCTCCTGTCTCAGGCCGAGCGGGATCTGACGCCCTACCGGCCATTGGTCGCAGGCACCACCAAATGGGTGGCCATCCTGGTGGGTGGACAGGAAGTCACCGTGGAGGAGAACCGCGCCATCCAGACCGAGAACGTCGAGGGCGGCGGAACGGTGCAGCGGCAGGTGCCCAAGATCATCCGCCGCGCGGTCACGATTGCGGAACTGCCTTCCGACATCACCGGTGCCAAGCCCGCGATTCCGGTCGGCTCCTGCTGCATCGCCATGGTGCTGTTGACCACCACCGGCATCGACACGATCGAGCCCTATGGCGAGCACCGCGTGGTCCCGCTTTACGAGGTCGAGCAGCGCCTGAAGCTGGTCGAGGAGCGTGTCGACCGGCTGCGCCGTGACACTGACAGCATCGCCACCGATGTCTCGGCACTGGCCACACAGCTCGATGCGCTGCCGCCGCCCGGTCTGTTCCAGCAGTTTGGCCGCGACATCGCCCGCAACGCCCGTGCGCTTGGCCAAAACCCGCTCGCCGGCAACTACTTCTTCGATCCCGGCCTGGTGGATGACTTCTGGGATCTCACCCATCCCGACAGCTACCTCAGGCTTGACCACGGGCTGCGGTTTCCCTTCGCCGCCGTCTCCGACACGCAGCTGATGCTGGCTGACCCGAGCGATCCGCAGATCACGGTGACCGCGAGCGGAACCTTGATGCCCTCCTATCAAGAGGTGGTGCGCATCGAGACACCGGTGGGATCCGGCCGGCAGCGCGTTGCCAATGTCGTCACCCAGGAGACGATCGCCACGGAACACCAGCAGAGCCATTCGAGCACCACCTACGGGCCGACCGAGCGCTATTGCGAAAACGATGTCCACTGGAACGAGGCGGATCTGCGCGACCGGGAATATGGCGAGCGGTTCGCGGTCGCAGGCGTCGAGTATCAGGCGCTCGGGGTCAGCGACATTCCCTGGAACGCCACCGAGACAGCACAGAACGGTCATCTCAACTTCGATGTCCAGCAGGTGTTCACCACAAGCTGGACTTCCAGCTACACCACCTATCACACGGTCGAGTACGGGCTGAACAACGCAGCCTTCGCTCAGACCTTCCGGACCTCGCAGATCTTCGTTGCGACCGGTGTCGAACTCTACATGACCAAGGTCGATCCGACCCAGCAGGTCACGATCACCATGGGCCGCACCCATCCCAATGGCGCACCGGCCATGGAAGCCATGCTTGGCCGTGGCAGTGTCGAGGGCGCCGATCTCTCGGTCGGCTGGCAGAAGGTGCCGGTCAAGGAAACGCTGATCAGCCAAGAGCTGATGGCCTGGACGCTGGCGACACCTGGCAACAACGAGATTGCCAAGTCCGACAACAACGCGTTCTCCAACGGCTCGGCCTTCACCATCACCGATGGTGCATTCGCGCAAGGCTCTGCCCTTGAGGATTACTCGTTCCGCATCCTTGGTGCACGGTTTGACCGGACCCGCACCTTCGTCGACTTCGGCCCCTATGACCTGCAGGGCGGGATCGGCGGGATCGAGGTTCTGATCCAGGGGCTGATGCCGCCTGGCACCGAGCGGGTCTGGGCGTTCAAGCCCAACGGGGCCACCGAGTGGACACCGTTTGACAATCGCACCGAGCATCTCCTGACCAACCTGCCGGCATCGGGCCGGCTTGGCTGCTGGTTTGTCGGAACCCGCGATCTGCAGCCGACGATCCTGATGAGCCAGCTGTCCCGTGTGCGTCTGTTTCGTCTCGCCAACACCATGTCGGCCGTCTCCAAGGTGCTCGACTTCGGCTTTGCCACCGACACGCTGAGTGCAGGCGGGCATGTCGACAATTACGACCCGGCGCGCGGGGTGCCCGAGATCAGCATCTATGACGGATCGACCGAGATTGAGGCATCGACATTGACCGTCACACCCGACCCAAGCCGGCCAGGACGTTCACGGGTCGAGGCCACCTGGGCTCTGCCAGAAGAAATCAGCGCCTGCCGTGTTCGCTTCTCCGGAACCAAGCAATCCGCGCTTGACGGCTGGTTCTGGCAGGACGCCTGGCTCAACGCGTTCTAGAGGAGATTTGTGATGGCCGCCAAGATCGACCCCAAAGCCAAGTACGTGGTGGTGCTGACCCGCGCCGTAACCCGTGGGCCGCATATCCACCGGGCGCGTGTGCCAATCCGGATGACCGGCGCGTTCTTGATAGCGCTCAGAGAGGAGGAAGGCGATGCCATCATTGCCACTGCCAACAAGGTCTAGCGGCTACGAGGTCACCGGACAGCACGTCGCCAATGCCGAGCTGTTCAATGCGGTCCTCAGTGACATTCACGCATGGCTGACTGAGCTCTCCGGCACCTTCCAAACCATCACAGAACTCGAGCAGTCGACCATCGACCAGTCGCTGGCGGTGATCGCCCAATCGGTCGAGCCGCAGATCCTTGCGCTGCTCGCCACGATCGCCCAGGCGCAGACCCAGATCGACGAGATCGTCAACACCGGCGTTGCCGGCACCAATGTCACCATCGCGGCCTATGGCGAGCTGTTGACTGAGGCGACCAACGTGCAAGCGGCCGTGCAGGCTTTGGTGGATGCGATTGCAGCGGCGCTGCCATCTGTTGATGGCAACGAGGGCAAGGTTCTCAAGGTCGTCGAGGGCGCGCCTGCCTGGGGCGATGTAATCAGCGTTCTCTATCGGGCCTATGTAGATCGCGATCAGTTGCGCTCGATCGATGGCCCGGCCGGCACGATGGCGCTGGTCGAAGGGCTCGGTCTGTTCGTCTGGGTGGAAGGATCCGATCAGCCGGATGATGACGAGACCGCACTCGCCACGTCATCCGGTGTTTGGCTGCTCAATGCCGCATCCTGGGATCTCGCATTCGCCTATTGGCTGCCAGAGATCGAGGCGATCAAGAACCGGGTCGCGCTGACCGGGGAAGCGGTTTGCAACCTTTCCTCTGTTGCCTCAAACAATTCCGCTGATTTTACTGCCACGGTACCGGGAGCGGCTATCGGCGATACGGTTGTTGCTACCCCGCCAGCTGCTTTGATGACTTCGCTTACCACGACCCTGAGCTTCCATGCATGGGTGTCTAGCAGTGACACGGTCACAATCAGATTGGTCAATTCTTCCGCTTCTACCGCCATGTTGAACCCCGATGTGATCGGGCCTTTGAACGCCTGGCGGGTTGCTGTCTTCAAAGGAGTAATCTGACATGGGCATGATCAGGGCTATGCGCCTTCTGAACGCCGCCACATCCGGCAACCTGAGTGGGGCTGAGATTGAAACTCTGCTGACGACCGGTGATCAGTTGGGAGAGTTTCAACAGCTTCTCTCTCTGAAGGGACAGGTTGGCTTGCTGGCTTCGTCGTCGATTGCGCTCACAAATATGCTCGGTTCTGCAACCGCCCGATCAGCGATATTCTCTTCGCCCGTCGCCTCTGCCGAAATCTTCTCGTCTGAATTGTCAGCGAACATCGTGGCAGCTTCGGCGGATGCAATGAGCACTTTGGCTGCCTCGCCAATCGGGCTTTCGGAAATGGCAAAGTCAGTCGGCTTTTCCGCGATTGTTGCCGATGCAGACGCAATGGACACGCTTGCAGCAGCACCTTTGGCAATGGACGCGATCTATAACCAACCGCGCGCAATACAGAAAATCATGCCGTCAGCGTGGGGTGTTTACGCGCCGCACGCCGATCAATTTGCGCTCGCAGGGGACTTGGTTGGGACATGGAAAGACGCGTCCGGAAACGGGCGTAACTTCTTCGCCGCGACCAATAACAGGCCCACTTTCATAAGCGAGAACAGCATCAACGGGTATTCGACGGTGAAGTTCGACAACTCCCTCAACAATCGGATGTCCCTATCGTCTCTGTTCGACTCGACCGAATACACGATGTTTTTTGTGTATCGAAGGCTAGAAAGTGCACCAAGCGCGCTGATCGGTGACGGCAATGCGGACAGCTTTGTAACAAGCTCCACCACTTCTTTTGTGGCTTACGAGGGTGGTTCTGGCAGCACGTTCAGCGGCGTTTCGCCAGCAGCGGTAAACACATGGGGAATATCCAGGGTGCGACGCACAGGTCCGTCGGAGGCCTTTCTTTCACTAAACGGTGGCACGGAAAGTCCGGCCATCACAATCAACATTCCCAATTTTGCCAACGTGACCCTCTATCTCGCGTGGGGCAACTCAACAGCTTACGCAGATATGCAGTATGCCGAAATCATACTGCTCAAGAACACGTCGGCCATTGATGGTGAAGTCACCCGCGTCACCAACCTCCTGAAAACGAAGTATGGGCTGTAAACGATGAAGCTTATCATCTCGAATGATCGCATCGCGGCCACAGCGCTTGACAGTTACCAGGCCCCGCCCGGTGTCATGGTGGTCGATGCTCCGGAAGGCTTTGAGCCAAGCCGGTTGGAGGAGTATCGCTTTGTTGATGGCGCTCTGAGACTGGATCGAGTTGTCCTTGTTATCGCCGAACGCGCCCGCCGCTTTGCAGGCGGTTTCGATTACGACTTCGGCGACAGTCGCGGCGTCCACCACATCGGCACAACGCCTGAAGACCTAGCGGGCTGGGATGAGGTCACCACGCTCTCGAGCGCGTTCATTAACCTCGGTAACGGCAGCGCAACGATCGACATCGTGACTAACACTGGCCCCGTCACCCTCACGGCAACGGAGTGGCAGTCGATCCTTGTTGCCGCTGGATTGTTCCGTCAGCCGATATGGGCAGCATCCTTTGTGTTGCAAGCCATGGACCCGATACCACCTGACTTCGCGGACGATAGTTATTGGCCGTAGCCGCACACCTCACCACGAACCCTGATCAACCCGGCCTGGCCGGGTTTTTTATTGCCCGAACCGGCCGGTGGCGCGGCTTTTCAAATGAATGGAGACTATCATGAGTGCACCTCAATTCGGGATGCAGTTCTCGCGCCCGGCTGATGAGCCGGTTCCCGTCCTTGGCGCGGATTTTTCCAAGTTTCTCTGCATCGAGACATCGGCCGATGCCTCCACCGAAACCTTTCCTGCTGACACGCCCGTGCGCGGTTCGTCATCGGATACGGACTTCGTCTCGGCGCTCGGCACCGGCCTGCTGGCCGATCAGGTCAGGGGCATCAACGATCAGCTGACCGGGCTCAATTCCGGGGCGGACGTGACTGTCGTTCGCGTGGCCGAGGGCGCGGATGCAGCGGCGACGGCGGCGGCAATCGCGGCCATCGTCAATGGCCTTGCGAGCATTCCTTCTGCTATCAACGCCACACCGCGCATCGTGATTGCGGGCCGCACCGCATGGCGCGCCGACCTCGACACCGTGAGCCCGGTCGTGGCCGCGCTGCAGGCCAATCTCGGCAAGATCCTCGCCATTGCGCCGGTGGATGTCGACGACACCTCGGCAGCCAACGCGATCGACGCCCGCGAGACCATGTCTTCCGAGCGGCTGATCCCCATCGGCGTGGCGGCAAAGGTCTATGAAGGCGAGACCCTCGTCACACGGCCCATGGCGCCACGCGTCGGCGGCCTCATGGCTCGGGTCGACAATGAGAATCTGGGCAAGCCATTCAACCCGATCGCCAACCGGCCGCTCTATGGCCTGGCCGGGCTGTCGCGGAAGATCCCGTTCTCGCTGCTCGACGGTTCGACCGAAGGCCAGCAGTTGCTGGCGGCCAGTGTCTCGATCGTTGCCGAGGGCGAGGTTGGCGTTGACGGTTCGGTCGCTGATGGCGGCTTCGTCTTCATCGGCACCGACAATGCCCAGACCGGTGAACTCTGGGAGCAGTTCCACCAGGTGCGCGGCACCGACTATCTGGTGGTCAAGATCATGCAGATCACGCGTCAGTTCCTGGGCGGCAAGATCTCGGCCGACAAAGCCGAGGCGTGGATCAACTCCATCGCCTTCATGCTGCGTGACCACAAGGCCGATGACGACATCCTCGGCTACACCCCGGCCAACCAAATGTTCAAGGCGAGCCGCAACTCGCCGGAGAACATCCGGCTCGGCTCACTGACCCTCAACATCGGCATCGAACCGGCGCCGGTGTTCAAGCTCGCCAACCACGAGATCCGGCGCTACCGCCCGGCCGTCGAAGGTCTGGTCGAGGAAATCATCGCCCGCCTCAACGCGGCCGCCTGATCCGCGCTTTCAAAGGAGACTGACATGCAAAATCTCTACATGCTGACGGCGGTGGATGTGCGCCGCGCCGAGGTGGCGGGCTCGAGCCGGGCCACCACCATCGAGAAACTCACCATCCCGCCGATCAAGTTCATGACGGCGGGCCACAACCCCGGCGGTGGTGTGATGAGCGTCGATTTCGTGCTGCCGCGTATCGAGGGTCTGGAGCCGGCGTTTTCGGTCAAGGGCATCGACACCGACATATTCGGCGGCATGGGCGTGATCGACAAGTGGACCTTCGCCGGCGCCTATCGCGACAAGAAGACCAACAAGGCGGTGCCGGCCCGCGGCGTCATCGAGGGGGCGGTGACCGAATGGGAGCCGGATGAAAGCGATCCCGGCGAGTTCCAGGGTTGCACCCACGCCTTTAAGGAAGTCACGCACTTCGAGTTCCTGCTTGATGGCAAGGAGCTCTGGTACATCGACTTCTGGGAGCGGATCATCCGCCGCAACGGCGAAGACCTGTTCGCCGCCGACCGGCTGGCGCTGGGCGCGTAAGCCGGCAGACGAGATCATTCCAGCTGCGGGCGCCTGATGAGGGCGCCCGTTTCTGTTTCAAATCGAGGACAATGCCATGACCGAGAAACTCCAAAGTGTGACGGTGGAACTGGAATTCCCAGTCTCTTACGAGGGGCGCGAGATCGCCTCGCTCACCTTCCGCCGCATGAAGGCGCGCGATGCGCTGGCGGGCGAGGGCATCGAGAACGAAGTGCGCGCCGGCTATGCGATCTTCGCCACGCTCGCAGGCGTGGACATCGCCGTGATCGAGGAGCTCGACATCGAGGATCTGGCCAAGGTCGGCGACGAGGTGAAGCCGCTCATGGGAAAGCGGTTGGCGGAGATGACGGAAAAGGCGAACCCGTCTCCTGGCGGGAACTGATCATCCAGATGGGTCGCCAGACCCACTCATCGCTTGAAGAAGTCAAGGAGATGGAGATCGACGAGTTTCTCGCCGATGCCCGCGCGCTCGCCAAGATAACAGCCCGTGAGAACCGTGAAACCAAATAGTATTGACTCATTCTGAATGGGAAGCCTACAAATTGTAGGTACCGAAAACACAACCATTTGGGAAATTTTGATGGCGCGCCAAGTGTATGAAGGTTCTTCGATTACGATTCCCTTTTTCCGAAATTCAACAGGAGACACTGCAACTTTAGCGGGATATTTCTATATTGATGGCGGAACTGCTGAGGCGGGTCTCGACTATTTCGACAAGACATCTGGTCCGCTGTACGGGGCTGCTGGGCCTGCCGGGCAATACGCCTATAGTTTTACCGTCAGTACGAAATCGGATTCGTTGATTGAAGGCACCGAGTCTTTCACGGTTGTCCAGTATGATGTTAGCGAAAGTGGCAACCGGTTCGACTTCGACTACGTGGCGGTGGATATCATCGACGCCTCCTTTGCCACCATATATTACGACTATAACGGCGACGGGGTCGTCGACCCTGTTGAAGTGAATGCTTACAATGCGGCGAACATTTCCAGGGACCTCCAGTTTGAGATCTTGGAGAACAAGATCAAAAAGGACAAGTATGACGAGCTACTGAAAGAACTTGAAGTCGCGGAAGGTGACCTCAAAAGTGAAATTGCGCAGCGTGGCGTATCTCTCACCCATATCGATGAATTCATCATAAAAAGGATTACAAAGAAGTTCACTCCGAACCTTGCGGATAAAGCGCGTGATGTGATGTACGCCGTATCTGACCTAGGTTACTCCGCCCAAGATCTTCAAAATGATGCCAATGCTCGCAACCTGGCAGATGTTCTTGTTAAGACGCTAGGTGTTGCCGGTTCCACTGGAAACGTTCCGGCGGAGATTGCTTCAATCCTGGGAGAGATCGCTCTGACAGGACTGGCATCCGCAGAGTTGGGCATCATCAGGGAAAAGCAGGAAAATCTGCTGAAGCAGCAGTCGGAAGTTGCGTTCGATATAATCGAATATGAAAGGGCGCTCGAAAGCATTACCAAAATAAAGTCGAATATTAGCCCAGAATTCAAGCTTGTATCAGACAGCGACCACCCAAGTCCGATGTCGCTGAACGACCGTGGCGAGATTATTGAGTATTTCGACGGCGCTTTCCGTCTGGGTACGACCGGGGATGATGTCTTCATCGTCAATCGCGAAAGCGGAAGTGTTTATGTGTTCGGCGAAGAAGGATTTGATACAATTGACATTGATGCGGACAGGGCCTCTGTCGTTATCAGCAAACTGGATGAGCGGACGATCTCCGTGCTCGACGTTCATGGTTACAGGGTTCTCTTGGATGTCGAGAAAATTCAGTTCCAAGATGGTGCGGTACTTGCTTCTTCTTTGGATGATGTTTTTTGGGCAGACCAGACAGATGATGTTAAGCTAGTAGCTTCTACATACAATTACTTGACAAACAAGATCCCCACTGTTGGCGGTTTTGAATATCTTATCGCTTCGGATGACAACAAGAATGATCTGAGTGACGACTACTACAAGCCATTCAATCTGGAAAACAAATATATCAATTTTGCGAGCAACCTGGCATTCCAGGGCGGCGGTCGGGAGGTCTTTGCGGCAAAATTCGGCGAACGTAGCTTCGAGGATGTCATCAATCTGTCCTTTGAAGAAATCATTGGGACCCAGAAAGCAGAAAACAGCGGCATCAATGTCGAGGACGCTCTAGCCTTTTTCCAGAACGCTCTAGGATTCTACAGCAAGGTGGCAAAAGAGCGTGTTGTGTCGAGCACTGTCGACCTGGAAGATGCAACCAAGGCGGTCATCGTTGGGTCAATACTGAATGAGGCTATCAAGTCCGGTGTCGGCAATTACGCTGAAGCCGTAGGAGACCTGGTAGTAAACATTGTCGCCGAACCAACCGAGGTCGATTTCGGCGCAATGCTTATCTAGAAGAATTCCAGTCCTTTGCGCCGCCTAAGGCGGAAGTGAAGCAGTTAAGGGCACCCCTATAACCGGGGTGCTCTTTTGATTCTTGATCGTGGCTGTTGACCGGGTATCGGACACCTTGGTCCTGTTGATAGTCGCGCACAGTTGCGGCCTTTTCGCGTCAAGGAGAATAACAACTGGCCGAAGACCATAGCCCGCACAACGGCTGCTGCCTCCAAAGATAGATAGGTTCGTTCATGACCACGCTGACATCCAGCCTCATCCTGTCGCTTGTCGATCGGGTGACAGCCCCCGCACGCGCTGCTGCCCGCTCGGTTGCCGGCCTTCGTGCCTCCGCTGCAAGAAACGCGGCGGAGATGAACGCCATGCAGGGGCAGATGCTGGCGGCTGTAGCTGGCGCCGTGGCGCTCACCAACGCCATTCGCGCGCCAGTGCGGGCGGCGATGGAGTTCGAAAGCGCCATGGCGGACGTGCGCAAGGTGGTCGACTTCGATACGCCAGACGGCTTCAAGAAGATGTCAGACGACATTCTCGACATGACACGGGTTATCCCGATGGCCGCGACCGAGATTTCCTCGATCGTGGCGGCTGCAGGGCAGGCCGGCATGCAGGGAAGCGAGTTGCTCAAGTTCGCGGAGATGGCCGCCAAAGTGGGCGTCGCATTCGATATTCCGGCCAACCAGGTGGGCGACAGCCTTGCCAAGATCAAAACCGCTCTCGGCATGACGGTGGCCGAAGTGAGCAGCCTTTCCGACGCGATCAACCACCTGTCCAATACGAGCGCATCGAGCGCGCCCGACCTGCTCAACTTCATGGAGCGGGTCGGTTCTGTCGGCAAGCAATATGGCTTCACCGCCGAGCAGACTGCCGCGTTGGGTTCGGCCATGATCGCGGCCGGTGCGCCGGCGGAGGTCGCCGCAACCTCGTTCCGCAATGTCGGCCGAGCTCTCGCAAGGGGCGCGAGTGCAACCAAGTCACAGCGCAATGCTTTCAGGCTGCTCGGGCTTGATTCAAAGAAGGTTGCAAAAAGCCTCAATGAGGATGCTGTCGGCACGTTAAATGACGTGATCGCGCGGATCCGGTCGCTGCCCGAGCATGTCCGGGCGTCGACAATATCGGATCTGTTCGGCGATGAGGCGCGCGCCATCATGCCGCTGATCGAAAACGCCGAGCTTCTCGAGGGGGCTTTGTCGTCGGTGGCGGACGAGACCGCCTATGCGGGGTCTGCCCAGAAGGAATTCGAGGTTCGCGCCAAAACCACGGCGAACACGCTGCAGCTGCTGCAGAACCAGTTCAAGGAAGTCTCCATCCGTATCGGTTCGGCTCTGCTTCCGGGCATCGAAAGCACCGCGCGTGCCCTTATGCCGGTGCTCTCGGCCATTGCCGGATGGGTGAAGGCCAACCCTGCGCTGACCGCGCAGATCGTTGGTCTTGTGTCCACGCTGGTGGGGCTCAGGATTGCCACCCTCGCAGCGCGTTGGGCGTTTCTGTTCCTCAAGGGCGGGGTGCTGGATGTGGCGCTTGCGGTGGCGCGCTCTTCCCAAGCGGTTGTTGCCGCCGGCGGCAAGATCGCCAATTTCACCCGAATGGTCCGTCGGCTTGGCATGTCGATGACGCTCCTGTCTGCCACTGGCGGAACCGGCGTCATGGCTGGGCTCGTCAAGGGGATGAGCGCCGCGCTCGGGGCAGTGGGCCCGATTGCGGCTTCTATTGGGGCGGCAATCGCGGGGATCAGCGCACCGGTCTGGGGCGTCATCGCCGTTGTCGCCGGGCTTGCCTTGGCGGTTTACAAATACTGGACTCCGATTTCGGAATTCGTCACCGGGTTCGCCTCGGTTGTGGGGTCGGCGCTGGGCGAGGCCATCTCGGCCATTGCCGGGTTCGGCTCACGGATCGCAGCGGCCATAGGTGGATGGGCTGCGGACAAGATCGTCGACATCGGAGAACTGCTCGGCATCGATGAAAAAACCATACGGGCGGGCATGGATGTCGCCATCCACGAAGCTCATCGCGGAGCCCAGCGGATCATTGACACAATCAAGGCGATCCCGGCAGCCGTCTCCGGATGGGTCGGCGATCTGTTCTCGAGGAACGAATATTCTGACCAGGCAACGGCCGAATTCCGATCGGCTGGTGAACGTGCAGGTGAGGCCCTTGTCAATGCGGTCAAGAATGCGGTCGCCGCGCTTGGATCGATCGCCAGCGAAATGGCAAGCGTCGGGCGGCAGATCATGGACATGCTGCTCGAAGGTATCAAGGCCGGCGCCGCCGCCGTCATCGATTATGTCAGATCGATCGGTTCCCGCATCAAGTCCGGCATAACCGGTGCTGCATCGGGTGCATTGAGCCGGATTAGAAACGCGGTTGGATTTGGCGGCAGGCCGGATGCAGCGAATGACAATTCGGCACTCGCCGGCACCCGCGCAGCCGGCGGCGCCATTGTCGGCGGTCGCACCTACCTCGTCGGCGAACACGGCCCCGAACTCGTCACGCCCTCGCGCTCCGGCTATGTGCACGATGCAGAAACCACGGCTTCGATGCGCGCCGGTGGGCGCAGTGCTGCCGCGGGCGGCGCCGGCGGGCAGACCGTGCACCTGGGCGGCGTCACCATCCATGTGAATGCCCAACCGGGCATGGATCCGCAGGCGATTGCCCGGGCGGTCAATGAGGCGCTCGGCCAGATCGCCGGTGATGCGCTTTCGGGCGGGCAGTTCGATCAGGGCTGGAGCGTGGCATGAGCCTCTATGTCCTGGGCGGCGTGGTGATGGACACGCGGCCGTTCAACGCCGACACGTTTGATCGCTCGGCCTCGGCTGACCTGGTGGAAAAGGCCGTGATGGGCGGACTGAAGCCGTCGGAGTTCATGGGCGAGGGCGAGGATACGCTCACCATCACCGGCCAGCTGCTGCCGTTCAAGACCGGCGGCCTGGCGGAGTTCGATGTGCTCGACGAGATGCGGCGCACCGGGGCCCGTTTTCCGGTGATGCGTGGCGATGGCAAGCGCCTCGGCACCTACGCGATCACCCAGCTGTCCGAGCGGCACAACCTGCTCATGAAGAATGGCGTCGGCTTCACGGTGCAATACTCGGTGAGCCTGCGCAAAACCCAGGCCGACTATGATGGCGGCGCGATCATCGCGGCGCTGATTTCGATCTTCGACAGCTTGAGGTGAGACCATGGAGACCGTGACCATCCGCGGCGAGGGCATCACCCTCGATCTTCTGCTGTGGCGGACCTACGGCGTGCGCGGGCAGCAGCTGGTGGAAGAGGCGCTTGACGTCAATCCCGGCCTTGCCGGTGTGGGCGCAGTGCTGCCGCTTGGCACGGTGGTGCGGATCCCGCCGCTGCCGGTTGAAACCCGGGCCCCGGCGCCGCTGATCACGCTGTTCGGGTGATCTCATGAGCTGGAAGAATGTCTGGTCGGTCGCCATCAACGGCGTCGATATCTCCGCCGGTCTGCGCCCGCTCCTGATCTCGATCACCGTGACCGACAAGGACGGCACCGCCGGCGATACTCTGTCGATCACCGTCGATGACAGTGGCGGGCAGTTCCTGATGCCCGACGAGGGGGCATCCATCACCGCCGCGATCAACGGCGTGCGCGTGTTCGAGGGCACGGTGGACAAGGTGCGCAGCAAGGGATCGCGCGGGCAGGGGCTCACGCTTTCGATCACGGCCAAGGGCTACGACACCAAGGGTCCGGCCAAACAGCCGCAAGCCTTCCACAAGGATGACGCGACGCTTGAAGAGTTCCTGGGCGAGGCGGCAAGGAATGCGGGCTTCTCGCTGACCATCGATCCGGAGCTTGGTTCGATCACTCGCGACTACTGGGCGGCGGACAACGAATCCTTCCTGCATCTGGGAGAGCGGCTGCAGCGCGAGATGAACGCCACTTTCAAGCTGCGCGGCGACAAGGCGGTGCTCGCCCTGCGGGGAAAGGATGCTCTACCCGGCATCTCGGCGGCTTACGGCAAGAACCTGATCTCCTGGGACATCGCGCCGCTGTCCGGCCGCGGGCTTTACGCTTCGGGCAAGGCGCGCTGGCTCGATCGGCAGACGGCGTCCTTCGAGGAAGAGGAAACCGATTTCGGCTCCACCCGTCCGGCCCGGGCCGCCAACATCATCCGCACCGCGGTTCGCGACAAGGACCAGGCCCGCGAGGTTGGCAAGGCGCGCAAGCGGGAAACCGAGCGCGAGGCCGGCGAGGGCAGTGCGGTGATCGACATCAACCCCGCCGCCCAGGCCGAGGCGTTGATCACGCTCAAGGGCACGCGGCCCGGCATAGATGGCAGCTACCGGATGGTCACGGTCACCCATTCGGGCGAGCGCAGCGCGGGCAATTCCACCAGCCTCGAGCTCAAGCAGCCCGGCGGCGGCGCGGGCACAGACAGCCGATAACGAAATTGCCGGTCTGGCATTGCCGGCAATACCCCGCCCGTCGGCCGCTCTCCAGTGCGGCTGGGGGCATCAACACCACAAGGACATTGTTATGACTTTCGAACAGTGGCTGCAAAGCCGGCTAACGGCACACGGCTATCCGTGTGGCCTGATTGATGGCGATATCGGGAAGAAGACCATTGCAGCGCTGAGGGCGTTCCAGCGGTCGCGAAAGCTGCCTCTCACCGGCAAAGCCGACGAGGCAACGGTCGAGGCACTTCGGCGCAGTTCCAGCAACGGTCCTGGGTTGCCAGACCGGCCGGCGAGCACCAGCGCCGGGATAATGGTCCAAGGCTCTGGTTGGCCACGGCAGGGCGATGTTCCTCGGTTCTTCGGTGACGTCGGCACATCGCAGGGGCGTCTGGAGCTTCCGTTCCCGATGAAGCTGGCCTGGGACAAGCGGCAGACGGTCACGAGGATCACGCTTCACACCAAGGTTCTCGACAGCGCTGGTCGCGCATTCGCTGAGATCGCGGTCGCCTACACCGAAAAGGAGCGTCGAGATCTCGGTCTCAATCTGTTCGGCGGATCGCTCAACGTGCGCCGGATGCGCGGCGGCTCCGCGTACTCGATGCACTCCTGGGGGATCGCCATCGACTTCGACCCCATCCGCAATCAGCTTCGTTGGAAATCCCCGCAGGCGCGGCTGTCGCATGACGACGCCATGCCCTTCTGGCAGGCCTGGGAGCGGGAAGGCTGGGTGTCGCTTGGCCGCGAGCGAAATTTCGACTGGATGCATGTCCAGGCGGCGAGACTGTGATGTCGGGAACCAATAAGGGTGATCCGTCCTGGCGCTGGCGCCGGATCGTGATTTATGCGGTGGTTGTCTGGGCTTGCTATCAGCTCTTTCTGTTGATCGATGCGCAGGACAGCCGCCTCAATGAGACCATCGCCTGGGGTTGGCAGGTGCTGATTATGGCGCTGGTGCTGGGTTACACCGGGTTCGCGACAGTGCAGGACGTGACCGCGATCTGGCGCACTCGCAGCGGCAAGCCCTACAGCGACGCACCTGCACCGAATGTCCGGGAAGGCTGGCCGCAAGATATCGCGCCGCCGGAACGCTGGGATGAGGAGCCGTGATGCTGGTTCTCGTCACCCTTCTGAAATGGGGACTTCCCGCTCTCATTCTTGTGGCGCCAATTGCTGCTTCAGCCTGGTTTCCGCCGGCACGGCGCGTGCTGATGTTCGCCCTGCCGATTCCACTCTTCGTCATCGCCGCTGCTGGCGCATGGCTTTGGCTCAACCAGGAGAGCGCGGTTCTCCATGCAGTGCAGGTTCGCGTCAAGGAGATGGTCGCGGGCGCCGAGATCGCGGCACTTGAGGCCAGGCTTGAGGCTGAAGAAAAGATCAGTGCGGCCCGCGGGCAAGTCGCTGCAGAAGCCAATCGCCGCCTGATGGTCGAGATCGACGCCCGGGTAAACCTCTCACAGCGGCTGGCCGCCATCCAGACAGAAAACGAGATTCTCAATGACGACCTGGCAGATCTGCTTTCGCGCCCTGTTGCCCGCGATTGCGCTGTTGATCCTGATCTCCTTGGCCGGCTGCGCGCCAGGTAGGTTCATTGCGGCGGAGCGGGAGAGGGCGGGGGCCGGGCAGGTGGACAATGCGCTTGCTGTCGCGGAAGAGGCGGGGGCGATCGGGCGGTCTCTGCCTGAGTATCCCGACCTCTGCCGCCGGGAGCATCGATCACGGGTCTCGGGTGGCGACCGGCTCGACGCCGCTCTCGTCAAGACAGACCGGGCGCTCGCCCGCGCCAACGGTCAGATTCGGGAATGCGGCACCTGGTACGACGAACTCCGGACAGGCTTTGAAGGCGGGGCGCAATGACGGAGGCCACAAGTCTCAATGACATCTACCGGTCGATCGGTGAGCTCACGGGGGCTGTGAAGGCGCTCGGCGACAAGATCGAGGACAATGAGCGCCGCAACGTCGCGGCCATCGATCAGGCCAATGAAAGCCGCGCCAATGTGCACCGAAGGCTCGATGAGTTCACCGCCACGGCGGCTGATCTTGCCAAGCGCACCAGCCATCTCGAAGCCGGGATCAAGTCGCTCACACACGAAATGGGTGACATGAGGATGGTGACCGATGACGTGAAAGCCATGCGAGAGCAGGCAAAAGGCGCAGGGACTTTGGGTCAGTGGCTGCTTCGGTTCGGGGGGTGGGTGCTGGGGGCGGCTGCTACCGTGGTCAGCCTCTACACCTGGATCACCGGAAGACCGCCACCATAGAGCCCGCGGCTCACCTTTCCAAACCCGGATCGCCGGTCAGCAAGGTTGCCAATCGGAAACGCGGCTCGCCTAGTGGCTTTGATCTTGCTCGCCAAAAAGGATTTCATAAGTGACAGGGTCATAAAACCGCATCAACTCCTTGACGAAGTCCCGCAGATCCATGCCCAACGCTTCGGCCCAGACCTCATAGCGGTCTGGCGGCAGCCTGCCGCGGCCGTTCTCGAGCTGGGAAATAAAGGTGTAGTAGGTAATGCCCACCTTGTCGGCAAACTGCCTTTGCGACAGCCCGGTCGCCTCGCGCTTTTCGCGCATCCACAATCCGCCAGCCACGCGCAGATTCCGGACTTCCTCCGCATCCCGGCGCTGAATGTTGCTATACATTGGTTACAATCCCCAACCAAGTTGGTGTTTAGCTCGTGCCCCGGATGGCCTCCCGCCCGAAGCACTCAAGAATGCTGTACATTACTTAGGGTGCTCATGTTTTCCGCAAAGCCGCAATATGTGAGCGTATGTAAATTTCATTTTTGTATTTTTACAAACAGTAGAAAATATACGAATTAGCGTAAGAATACGAATAATATTGATATCCATATAGTAAACTTGACGCAACTCCTCCTTGTTATTACGAGTCGAAACAGTCGCAACAGAGCGGCATGTCTGGATGGAGTCCAGCCGAAGTGAATTTCTTTGGCTGAGTATGTTTTTCAGGCGCTTTTATTATCTTTACGGGAGATACCCAATGCCAATCGCTGATCTCACAACGCTCGTCAATGCGACGACGCAGAACCTTTCGCAGTTGAAGGGGCTGTCGATCGCATACAACCTTCTGGGTGGTGCGCCGTCAATCGCGGGCTACACAGCGCTGATCAACGCCAACAACGCGTCGAACTTCGGAGCTGGTCCAGGCCCAGTGTTCAATGACGAAAATGTCTACATCAACACGCTCAATGCGCTTTATCAGGGAAATCCGGACGCCAAGACCGCGTTTGATGCGATTGTCTCTGGCGGCGCGTCTCTGTCTGACAAGCTCACCCTGGTCTATAACAAGCTGGTCCCTGCGGATGCCCGCACTGATGCAGGGCTGAACTTCTTTAAGTCGCAGTCTGCATTCTACGAGGCTCGCGCAGCTGAGCTCGGTGTTGCCGGTTCGAATGGAGCGGCACTCGTTGCCTACGCCAGCCTCGCGAAGATCGCGGTTGATAATGATATTGGCGGCCTTGGTGATTCGATCAATGACCTCGTTGCAGCCGTCCTCGACGGATCGGCAGCGTTGCCGGAAGACGGTGCTGCGTTCACGCCGCTGGAAACCGCTGACGGAACCGCCTTCGATGGCGATGACGTTAATCCGGATGCTGTTACGCTGACCAATGGCATCGATGTCGTGACCGGCAACGAATTCAGCGCTCCGCGTGGCTTCACGCCGGGTGGCACCGATCAGGTCAACACGCTTGACAATGATGACATTCTCACCGGCACGGGTGCCAACCCGACGTTGAACCTGACCTTCGTCACCGACGCGGACACCGGCCTCAACAACATCACGCCGACCTTGAAGGGCGTCGAGACTGCAAATGTTCGCTTCGAAGGCGGGATCGGTTCGACTCAGACCCTCGATCTTCAGGATTCGGCGGGTATGAAGAACGTCAACCTGTCGAGCATTGCTGAAGCGCAGGTCGTTTCGGTTCAGAACATTGCTGAGGCAGGGACGAACAACCTGTCGATCAACAATTCGCAGTCGCCGAACAGCACGATCAACTTCAGGTACATCGACAGTGCAGTGGCCGGTGCTGCCGACACTGCGAACCTGCTCCTCAACAACGCAGGTACCGGTTTCCTCAATCTCCAGAGCATGACCGGCAAGGAAGGCATCGAAACCCTCAACCTGACCTCTTCGGGCGGCGCCAACTCCGTTGGTCAGACCACGGCTCAGGATCTCGGTACCGTGAATATCGCCGGCGACCAGAGCCTTCTGCTCGGCAACTCTGCAGACACCACGAATGGTGCTGGCGGAACTGTGGAAGCGACACATTATGGTAACGGTTTTGCAAACGTTGCCGGTTCCCTGTCAAAGGTCGATGCATCTGGCTTGAAGGCTGGGCTTGAGGTCAACCTCGGCACGGAAGTTGTTGCGCTCAAGGACGGTACCTCTGGCGTGGACGTTGATTTTGCCTTCACCGGTACCGGCAGTGACGACACTGTTCGTCTCCTTTCCGGCCTCAACAAGGGCGATGCATTCGACCTTGGTGAAGGTACCGATACGGTCTCTCTCTTCCAGAGCGCGGGCGCAGGCTCGATCAAGGGCACCGAGTCGGTCAACATCCTTTCTGGCCATGACGCCGGTACAGGTGCTGACACGATCAACTTTGATACGTCGATCGCACCGGACCTGAAGGATGTCTTCATCCGGAATGAAGGTCAGGACCTCGTTGCAGGTAACTGGGTTTCGAAGGCTGAAGCCATGACCGTCAATCTGACAAAGGTCTCCACCGAAGTTGCGGCCAATCTGACTGTTGCGCATGGTACCACCGGCAATAATGGCTTGGCTGGTAACCTCATCACCGTTGCTCCGGCAACTGATGGCGCGTCTGACACTGTGGGTCTGAAGATCGTTGACGGTATGAATGCCGATCCGCGCTTCAACGTCCAGCTTCAGGCGGTCGCTTATGAAAATGTTACGCTGACCGACAGCGACACCGAAGACAACACTGTTCAGCTTGGTTTGGCTGGCAACGTGCTGCCTCACACCGGGACGCTCACCGTCGCTGGTGGACAGGCTGGGAAGTTCTTCAACCTCGATGCTACAGCCAACTTGCTTCGTAAGGACGCCTCGGGTGCTGCCACTGACGGTGTAGGCGTTGCCGACGTTGGTGCTGGTGGTGCGGAGCGCTTCTCAGGCGCGAAGATCGATGCAACCGGTACCGCAAGCGACGTGTTCGTGCGCGTCAGCACCCTTACAGACGCCAAGGGCGTTGAGCAGCCAGGTGGTGGTCAGACCATTCAGATGGGCTCTGGTAATGACTGGGTCGTCTTCGACGAACTGGGTGACACCACTGCTGGTCTGACGATCAACGACACCGTGGCCGGTGGTGCTGGCAATGATACGCTCGCCATCGACGGTAATGGCGTCAAGGTCAACATCAGCGCTTCCGAGTGGACCAATGTTACCGGCTTCGAGAACATCCACCTCGTGGGCAACGGTGTTGCTGGCGTGAACACGGATACCGTTGCAGGTAAGGGTGATGCCTATGGCCGCAACAGCTACAACCTGACCCTGACCAACGATCTGATCGCTGCGAATGGTGTGGGTGGTGTCATCAACATCATCAACGACAACGACTCTGCAAACGATGTTGTCGGCGTGGCTGATACCGCTGGAACAGGTACAGAGCGTGGCGTAACGATCGATGCGCGTACTCTGAGTGCACAGAACAGCTTTACCTATAATGGTGAGGAAGGTGGTTCCCGAACGGCTGATCGCTTCATCCTGTCCGACGCCAATGTCAACGGCAAGGCCGTGATTGACGGTGGTGCTGTTCTGGGTGGTGGTAACGCTGCCATCAACACTGCCAATACGGACGTTATGGAAGTCCGCAACTCGGCAGTGGTGACCACTGGTGACCTGACCGGACTGAAGAACATCGGTACGATCGAGTTCACCAACGACCAGGCTGCTCCGCAGACGTCTGTTCTGCAACTGGACAACGCATCGGTTGATGCGCTGGTGAACTCGAGCCGGGTTGCTGCGACAGGCTTCGAGGAAACGCTGACGGTTCGTGCCTACGACAACCCGACTGTTCCAGCTGCAACTACAACGTTGAACGTTGACGCCTCTCAGGTGACCAACGCTGCGCTGCAGGTTAATATCGCTGGTGCCGGTGGTGCTGACACGATCGTCGGTGGTGCAGGTAATGATGCGATCGATGGCGGTGCTGGTATCGACTCCATCGGTTTGGGCAGTGGTGGCACTGATACTGTTGTCTTTGACGCAGCGAATGCTACATCAGCGGACGGTGATCTGATCACCGGCTTCACTGCTGGAGCAGGTGCCGGGTTTGATATCATGCAGCTCGATGTGTCTGATGTTGGAGCGGGTATCATTGCTGGACTGACCGCTAACGTGGTCAACGTTGCTGGTTCGGCCAATAATAGCATTATCGTGGATACTGCTAGTACCGATTACGCCAACTTTGCCGCGGCAGAAGCAGCGGTTCAAGCTGCCAATGCGGCTACAACCGACTATCTGCTGACGTTCTTCAACACGACAACTAATCGTCTTGAGGTTTATGCAGACGCAGATTCGAGTGCTGCCGGTGGCGAAGTGTTGCTTGCGACCTTCGATGACGTGGCTGTAACTGGTGCTGCCAACACGTTCATGAATACACTGACGGCGGGCAACTTCGACCTCGTCTAA